ATGGAAAACAAGGTGATAAACAGAAGAAGAATTATCCTCCCTTATGGAGGAACGGCAAAGATTGCTAAGCATTTTGGGGTAACAATGCAGACTGTTCGTAATGCTCTAAAGTTTACGACGGATGGAGAATTACCGGATATGATTCGGAAAGAAGCTATTCAAAATTATGGCGGAGCATTGTCGGTTGTAAAAAAAACAACTGTGCTGTAAGAGGATAAATGAGTAGTACATAATAAAAAAATAAGGAACACCAAGATGAATACAACATTAAGCCCATACGTCAGGAAAAGCCTGGAGCAGTTGGAAAACATCTACGCGGCACTCAGGCTGAACAACATCGCAATGTCTAAATCAGATGCAATGAAGATTGTCGGCGGAAGATATAAGTTAGAAAGACTGGTTAATACCGGGAAAATCAGGCTCCAAAAACCGGAATCTGGGAAAGCTGGGTGCAAATGGTTCTGCATGGCGGAAGATGTTTTTCGCCATGTTAAGGAATAGGGCATAAGCCGAAAGCGTTCGGCTGGTGAAGGAAAGCGTTCCTGACCGGGTTCGAATCCCGGATGCCCACAAAAGCGTTCTTTGACATGGTTACAATGAAAGTCCTTGATCCTATCATAGGTTACACGTAAGAGGTATCGGGATATCGACAAGGCGGTATAAGGCAAAATGGAGGGAGGAAAGATATTTCCAGCTCACGATGAAGTTTAATCGTTCTTTTCATCAAGTCTTATGCGACAATGCGAAAGTATTATAAAGCTGGAATATCCTTTAGGTGTTACGAGTCAAACGTTGGTTAACCTATCCAGTTTTCAAGATATAACCCGGTTTTGAAGGCGTGAAGCTGTCGATCGGATCGGCTGCCGGGTGCAAACGGATGACCACAGGTGATATGGCGTATGTGTATGGCCTTTTCACATACGCCATATGTTGTTCAATACAACGTCATCCACTTTGTATTTTGTAACAAATTTTGGTTTATGCCTCTCTCGTCCGTGAGGATATAGCGAGGTGTCTTTTGGTATAAATGAAAGAATTATATATGTTACCGGAGCTTTCTGGGAAGACCGCTCCGGCTCTTTATCTGAAATTAAAAAATCAACGATATATGAAAGCAATTCAACTGTTCATGTTCAGCCTATCTGCGCTGGTGACATTCACGCTGTTTATCGGCGCGTTCTTCAATCCGTCATATTGGCTATTCGTGCCGGGTATGGCGTATTTATCATACCTGTTTTTCAAAGAAAAGCGATGGTAAGGGATATCTACATTATAGATCCGGACGGGGAGCAAGACTTCGACGGGTTTGAAGATACGGAAGATCCCGAAGATGTATATCAGAGGGAATGGGAAAATACAACTATGTATTGGTAAAATTAATATTCAAATCCAAAAATAAATGAATCATGGAAGAAAATAAATATAAGATATTTCAAGATTATATATCTCATCTATATTCAAGCGGTAAAAGCTACAATTATATAGGTAGATATATAAAAATAGTCAAATTGTTCTTAGAGAGCGATTTTCCCATTAATAGGATAGGATATAAAAAATATCTGAAAAGCAATGCTATACTTATTATAGACGAACCCCTCACAAAAGAGGCACTATGTGATTTCTTAAACTTTTTAGGGATAGAGCATAGCAAGTCCCGCAAGGGAAAAGATATAAAGCCTCTTGAAAAATTATGCACTGTGTCGGATAAAAATAAAAAAATGATAAATGATTTTATTTATTATCTGACTCAAGAAGAAGACTATTCACCTCATACTTTACAAATTTATGCACACTCAGTCAAAAAGTATTTTGAATATGCAAATGAAATCTCAGTAGATAATTACAAACGTTTTGTCAAAATGTTAGAAGATGAAGGATTTTCACCTCAGACGATTCGTTTAAGAATAACAGCTTTAGAAAAGCTAAGTAAATTTATAAAGAAACCTATTGAGTTGAAACGTCCAAAATTCGGAAGAAAACTCAATACCGAAAATGTGCCCACTGAAAACGATTACAATAAGTTGTTAACATATTTACAAACGAAGAAAAATCAAGATCATTATTTCTTTATCAAGATATTAGCAACTACTGGAGCGCGGGTTTCTGAATTTTTCCAATTTACATGGGAAAATATATTAGAAGGCGAAGTTACTCTTAAAGGCAAAGGAAATAAGTACCGAAGATTTTTCTTCAACAAACAACTCCAAAATGAAGTTAAATCCTATTTGAAACAAACAGGCAAGAGCGGATATGTGGCGATAGGCAAGTATGGAAGACTTACGCAGAGAGGTTTGTGCCAGTCAATGAAAGATTGGGGAGATAAATGTGGGATAGAACGTACCAAAATGCATCCCCATGCTTTCCGCCACTTCTTTGCCAAAATGTATTTGAAAAAAAACAAAGATATAATTCAGCTTGCCGATCTCTTAGGACATGGCAGTGTAGATACAACAAGAATTTATTTGCAAAAAAGTTATGACGAACAGAAAAAAGAATTTAATAGAAGCGTTACATGGTAGTTTTATGTTTGTGGATAATTTACCCGAACTGATAAATAAGGAAACCATATATGACGAAACCGGACATGTCGATTTGGAATTTGTGACAGCCATACTTCAATGGAGGTCCCGAATGGCTGATATTTCAGTTAAAGTGCAAAAATCACTTAATCATTTACTTGGAGTTGAAGATGTGCCGAATGAGAAGAAAAAAGCAAATGATGAGGGCAGCAAATGGAGCGTAGAAGATATTCTAAAACGTTGTACTCTTGAAAATAACGTCCTAAAACTACCGCAAGTACAATTCAATAAAAAGTCTTACGCCGAGGCAAAGAAATGGATTGAAGAAGCCGGAGGTTCTTGGTCTGGTGGAAAAGTACAGGGTTTCACATTCCCGTTTAATCCGTGTCGTGTGTTCTCCATATTGAAAGAGGGTAAACGATGTAACTTACAGCAGGAATATCAATTCTTTGAAACTCCTGCCGATATTGCAGACTGGTTGGTTATGCTTGCCGGTGGAATACATGAAGATGATGCAGTATTAGAGCCAAGCGCAGGACGTGGTGCGCTTATCAATGCTATCCATCGCGCCTGTCCTTCCGTAACAGTTGAATGCTACGAACTAATGCCGGAGAACAGGGAGTTTTTGCATACGCTTGACAATGTGATATTGTTGGAAGATGATTTTACGAAAAGTGTAGGAAGCTATACCAAGATCATTGCAAACCCACCTTTCTCAGGCAATCAGGACATAGATCACGTTAGATTGATGTATGAACGGCTGGAAAGAGGTGGTACACTTGCGGCCATCACCAGCCGTCATTGGCGCTTTTCTTCTGAAAAAAAGTGCATAGACTTCAGAGATTGGTTAGATAAAGCTGGAGGAAAGACTTTTGAAATAGGCGCTGGCGAATTTAAGGAAAGTGGTACAATCATCAGCACCGTAGCGATAGTAATAACTAAAGAATAATATAATGGACCTAAAACAATTCAGATATTGGCTTAGGATAAAAGGGATTCATCCTAAGCAGTTCGGAACCGGAACGAAGTGGAACCCGATTAAGTTAACAACTAAGAAGATATGAATGAAAAAGAATATTTACAGCAGGAGTTAAATGAATGGTACAATATTCAGAGCACATTGTTGAATTTCTT